AACCAACTATATTGATTTAGATGGAGATAGTAATACTGTAAATTATGATGGAGATGGATATGCGGGTGCTTATTTCAAGTTGGAACACGATGGTAACTCAAGGTCGTTTGATGTTGACCAACAATCTACGCAAGACAACGATTGGCTACGCGTTACTTCTTCTGGCAATAATGGCAGCGTGTGTATTAACCAGGACGATCAAGGCACAAGCGTTGGATGTTGACATTGGCAACATCACAGAATTAAAAGGCAATACCAGAGTCGTTAGAGATAAGCCGTATGAAAGTATTATTGATTTCTCTCTTAATTCTTATGATCGCTTGGAAACAGCTAATGGTCGTATGGGCGTTACTTTTCGAGATGACACAACGATACGGCTCACAGAACACAGTCAGGTTGTGGTGGATGAATTTGTTTTTGATCCTGACCCAAATAAATCTAGTATGGCAATCAATTTTGTAAAAGGCACTGGCAGATTTATTTCAAGCAAAACAAAACGCATACCTAAAGACAACATCACTGTTAGAACGAACTCGGCTACAGTTGGTATTCGTGGCACGGATTTCACAATCACTGTAAAAGAAACAGGAGAGGCCCTGATTATCTTGTTGCCTGATGCAAGCGGGGAAGCGAGTGGGGAGATAGTGGTTTACACGGCATTAGGAGAAACTGTTCTTACTAAACCCTATGAATCCACTACTGTATATAACTTTGAAACAGCACCGACAAGAGGCGTAGTTTTAAATCTTGATCTATCCATGATTGATAATATGTTAATTGTAAACCCACCAGAAAATGAAGAATCAGAAACAGAAGAAAACAATACTAGAGCAGACAATATATTGGATGTTGATTTATTGGAATTTGATGAACTCGATACCGATGAATTACAAGAAGATGATCTTGAATACACTGAATTAGATATAGATTACCTTGCTGCTAATTTTCTTGAGGATTTACTGGATGTAATACAAGAGATTGATGAACTCTCAAAAGCAAACAAAGCATTATCATCCGATGGTATTAGAGGTACAGATATTGGATACGATAGTGATACCCAGATAAATACATTTATTACGGATAGTGAAGTTAAGTTTATTAGACAAGTAGAAGATAACTTACAAATGCAAGTATCGAAGGATGGATCATACAGCATAAGAATAGAACAAGAAGGTAAGGTCAATCAAGTTATCACAAATGGTGGTGGCAGTTCTATAATCAATATCAAACAGGGAAGTTAATAAATACATAACCTGGTTTACACTTTGGGTTTTAAGTCAGGGGGCTTGCGCCCCCATCCTTTTAATATTACTCCTTAGATAATTTAGATAGTTCATCTTGAATGGCCAATAAATTGTCGTGGCATTCTGACCATGATGTTGAAAAGAATCCATCATCAACATGAGGCAAAGATTTATAAAAATCAGAATCACCGCATATCCATTGACCTTTAGATACTGGCTCACCGAAACCATTTGAAACATTATCAATCTCGATCCATAAACCTAGCTTTTTAGCTAAACGTTTTGCTTTGCCGTAATAACGTCTATCTAGTTTTGCTTCATCGAGCCAATACTGTTTCGGTAATTTTCCAGATGATCCTAATACATTACCTAATAAACCTTCTAATGAAGTTGACATAATATTCTCCCTTTGCCCTTTCGGGCGATAGTGTTAAACCAAGTTGTTAAAGAACGGCAGTTAATAAGTAACTGCGTATATATATTATAACATAATAGTGAGTACCTCACAGAAGCCTTCAATTATAAGGGTTTTAAAAAAACGCATTTTTAAAAAAAAGATAAATTATCGGGCTGAAAGCCTTATGTTATGGTTGATCTAAAAAAGTTTGCGCAAATCTTTTTGTTTGGATTCAATAACTTATGAGGGTCATTTTATTGGGTTTCCATCAGAATCGCAGTTGTGTACTAATTCAAGTTCGAGATCAATATAGTGCTTGGCTTTCAATAAATCTTGCACTTTATTTTCTTTATCTCTGGTAACGTATTTTACTACATTACCCATACAAAAAGAGAGATTGTTTGCCACAATGTATTCAATAGGTTGAATTTGTTTTTTATAATGATCTCCACCCATTTGTTTTTCCGTTGCTAGTTTTTTTCTCATAAACACTTCCATTTAAGATTTGAATGTGTATATAATACAGCAATCGTGTAGAAATGGGAAAAATAATGAAAGAGAGAAAAGGGTATTCCAATTTTATGTCAACCACAGAGCTTGCTGCTCGGTGGCACAAATCCCCAAGAACTTTAGAGAACTGGCGCGTACAAAGTATTGGCCCAGCTTATACCAAGATTGGCGGTACTGTCTTATACGAAAGAGATGTTATCGAAGATTACGAAAAACAATCAAAAAGTAAATAGCAATGAACGCTAGAAATAAAGGGAGAAGGGGTGAGAGAGAAGTGATTGACGTTATTAAAGAAATGACTGAGGTTGAGTTACAGGTCAATTATTCTCAGACCTATGGCGGTGGGCATGATTTATTGGGTGGTGAGCCGTATGCGATTGAAGTAAAACGTAGGAAAAGTATTACGCAAGGCGATGTGCGTCAGTGGTGGGTGCAAACGTGCGAGCAAGCGGAGAAGGTAAATTTAATACCTTGCTTGTGGTACAGAGCAGATAGGCAACAATGGCAAGTGGTTTTACCACACACTAGCAAACTTTTTCCAGATGATGATTTCAACTGCACAGCAACAATAAACCCTGAGTTGTGGGCTAAGATTTACAAGGAACATAAAGATGGCTCACAGTAGATTCTCACCATCAGCAGCAAAGCGTTGGATGGCTTGTCCTGGTTCGATTCAATTATCTGAGTCAATACCTTTTGTTATGGATACCACAATACCCGCAGCTACAGGTACATTGGTTCACCACATGGTAGAGATGTTGTTGAAAGACAGACTAGAGAATGTCACATTGAGTGACTACTGGTTAGATCGTGAAGAAGAAATAGATGGATTCAATATCAAAGTAAATAAGTCAATGATTGATTGCGCGGAAGTCTATGTTGATTATGTTAAGAATAGACAAGAAGAATTAGAAGGCACTTTATTAATAGAAGAAAAGCTATATATAAATGAAATATCTTCTGAGTGTTGGGGAACAGGCGATGCCACCATACTTGGAAAGAAGGCAAACCGAATAGCAGTAATTGATTTAAAATCAGGTAAATTCCCAGTAGATGTTGAAGATAACCCACAATTAATGATCTATGGTTTGGGTGCATTAGCAAGATACGGAAATGATAGAACTACAATGGAATTGACAATCGTACAACCAACCTCATATCACAAAGATGGCAAGATTCGCGCATGGGATATAACTGCGGATAACCTAGTGGAATGGGGTTTCAATATTCTAAAGCCAGCTATTGAGGCTTGCTTAGAACCAGAGCCAGTATTTAATGCTGGGAGAGATCAATGTCGCTTCTGTCGAGCAAAGGAAATTTGCGAGGCATACAAAAAATACGAGGTATCAACATGAGCGAAGATATACAAACATTTTCTTTTGAGGATGGAGTCGAGCATAAAATTGACGATCTATCTGATGAAGGTAAATTAACTTTAAACAAATTGACTTCTGTTAATAACGCAATTCGTGATGTGAAAGGGAACGCTGAGTTTGAATTAGAAAAACTTTCCATTTTGAGTGCGCATTACAGCAGTCAATTGCAATCTATTGTCAATCAAACAGAGGAGAAGAAAGACAATGAGCCTAAAAGCAATAAGAAGTAAAACGCAGTTAAAGCCACCTAAGTTGGTGCTATATGGGGGTGCGGGTATTGGTAAGACATCATTCGCTGCCAGTATGAATAAACCCATATTTTTATTGACAGAGGATGGCATGGGTAAAATCCAATGTGACCACTTCCCAGTATCGAAAGATTATGATTCATTCATTGAGAATCTAAATTCATTACTGGAAGAAGATCACGAATACGCAACATTGTGTGTGGATTCTTTGGATTGGTTAGAGCCTTTAGTGTGGGAGAAGGTATGTAACATACATGGCAAAAAATCAATCGAGGAATTTGGATATGGTCGTGGTTATGTAGAGGCGTTGAAACAATGGCGCGAATACATAGATGTTCTTAATCGTTTAAGAGATGAAAAGAAAATGACGATTATTCAAATTGCACACAGTCAGATCAAGCGTTTCGAGTCACCTGAGATTGAAGCATACGATAGGTATGAATTGAAACTTCATAGGAAAGCAAGTGACTTGATACTTGAGCATAGTGATTGTTGTTTCTTTGCCAACTACAAATTTGGCAGTGTTAAGATTAAAGGTAAAGGTGGACAAACTACATCCAAAGCAATACAGGGTGAAAGAATGTTATACACCGAAGCCAAACCAGCATTCCTTGCAAAAAACAGATACGGCTTGCCAGAAGAAATGCCTTTCGATTGGCAAGAAATTAGATCAGCAATTATCGGGAAATAAAGGAGAATAATATGACCGATTTGAGTAAGTACGGGCATGATTTTGATGCCGAGATGGAATCGAAACCAAAGATAGCAGAAGGTCGGCACAACATGACTTTCGTTGGTGACGAAATAGTAGTTGGTAATAATGGATGGGAAGCAGTCAAACTATCTTTCGAGATAGAAGGCACTACCATGAATGTAGGTTACACTTGCACTATGGCGCATGATACCAGTGATAA